ACAAATCTATCTTCTACTTAGGTTTCCTTTGACTCTACAGCTTCAGGGAGTGGGGGTAGAAAGTAAGATGAAACAAACAATACACCCAATCCCGCCACAGATGGATAATAAACCGCCGTTGCCACAATAGTAACTGTAAGAAGTAGGAAAAATATATATAAACCCCATGGGTGTACATCAAATTCCTCATACAATTTCTCGTTTCTGAGTTCAAGACGCAAGTTCTCATCTTGAAGTTGTTTCACAGTGTTTTCGAGTTCGATCACACGCTTTTTCAGTTGAGAATGTACTCCAATTCTGGGGACATTAAACATCGTCAACGGAGTAGAGAACATTTTTCGAGATATATTTATATTATTGTAACCCAACTTAGGTGTGATTTGATAAAATACTTCGAAATGATCGCTTAGCGAGGGAACCCCAGTGTATAAGCCATGATAGGTCTTGGTATCCCATACACTCCGAGAACTCTCTGTAAGCCGTGTGAGCTTTTTGGATTGCTCCAGTCAATTCACGCTCCGACCGTTCCGCCTCCAAAACCTCTCTCGCAAGAAACTTCTCGTATATTTCCTTTTCATTTTCAATCTCGAAGACCTTTGCACGAAGTTCTGAAATTGTATAGTCTTCCAAAGTGACACCATGGGCAGTGGCAATTTCTACCAATGCGTCCACCTTGAGAGCAGGTGTTACTTCAGTCCGCTTACTTATGTTTTTGTAGTGGTTACTCACATTGTCATAGTAACACATAGTCATAATCCACTGATAACATTTATCTATACAGTTCCGATCTATAACAATTTCCTGCTCCGAAAAATCCGGTGTAACACACAACGTATCTTTGGGACCATGGAGATGCTTCATTATATTACACATCTTAAGGTATTCTCCTTCGGGGATTGAAGAAGAATTTTCATCAATGAGGCTCATAAGTTCTTGAACAGACATTCTTACATTTTACATTACAATGTCGCACTTAGGTTTGATGCAACTAAACGAATTGTTTCTATATGTTCTTGTTCTTCACCCCTCTCAATCAAACGATTTGCTGCTTCATTCGGAAGACACCCCCGATCTATCATTATATCTTGGATCAATAACTCTGCGGCCCTCATAACCGAATGCCCCTCATCCATTAAACTCTCCATGGTTGCCCAATCTGTGTCACTATATGGATATGGTTGTGAATAGAAATCTAAGGGTGCACCGGATAATGCATCGTTAGTCATCGGTACACTCGTATCGTACCCCAAATAAATACTGGGTTCATATCTTAGGCGTCTGGGCTCATTTACAAGATCGTGGATGGCTTTCATAGAGTTACACATCTCTATGTAGTCCCCCTCTGGGATGGTGCCGACGTTCTTGTCTACAAGTTCCATGAGTTTACGGAGTTGTTCCATTTTTTATATTTTATATTTTATTCATTTGACTTAGGTTGAATGTTGAAGTTGAAGACAATTTTGCCTTTGACTGAATCAATCTAAAATTATCAAATAAAAATTTTGTATCATAGTCTCTATACATTGAAGTTCTCACCTCATCAGTCAAGTCAACCAATTCATCTAGAATTCTACGATCTCGACCACTTATCGATAAGAATGATATCAGCCTTTTACATTTCTTATATAGAACATTTAACTGTTGATTACGAACAATTTTATCATCTATGGGAAATTCAATACCTATATTTTCGTTACACTCATTTGTGCTTTCAATTACCTGGTACTCTCGTTTCCGAACAAATTTCTGGGTAAAGAAATCGAACATGTTCTTGAATATTTCGGACATTTTTTTGGGGCGGGTGGGGGGGCAAAATTTGGGGGTGAAATAACTTCCCGCCAAATCAAACGCTGAACGTCTGGACAAAGTGGTGCAGTAGCCTGACAAAAGGCCACTGCAAATTCGTCAGAGTGGAGTGAAATGTAGTCCATTAATCGGTATGACTTTCATCGTCACTTTCCTGAAGACTTAGGTTTCGTTCAAGCTTTTGTTTCTCGAGCTGAACATCGAGATACACCCGATAAGGTGCATCCCATACAGCAGACTTCAACCATTTACAAATATTCGTAAGGTAATGTGGACCCATGTCCACGGTGGTGTTGGCAATTGCTTGAAACAACATTATACTATAGAAAGTCACTTCTTTTTTATATTCTTAAACATTCTTATATATTCTGGTACCATCCAAGCAGTGAGTACCCCCGCCAGAGAAATGAATGAATTGAAGGGTGTCATATAATACTATTTTAAATGTTTTTTTATATTAGAATGTCCCTCGACGATATACCGAAAAAGGTTCAGTACGTTATATTAGATTCAAGTTTTGTAGATGGAACAAATAACACATTTTCTCTAGACCTCAATTTGAAATCAAATACACATGTCGAAGATATGAGCAGAGTCCTCGGTATCAAGATGGTTGACTTTTATATCACACAGGTTGGTGAAGCAAGTCCCGATGCTTCTCCAAGTAATATAGCCAAATTTGTAGATGTCGTTTGTCCGGAGATTCCAAAAGTTGCTCAAATATTGGATGAACGACACGGACAAATTCTAGCGAGAGTTCCCCTAGAAAGACATTTCGCTAAAGATTCAAGTACAGTCCTTCGCGACAAACAGTGGAAACGTTTCCAACAAAAAACAAATTATTTCAATCCTATATCCATTAAGAAACTGAACTTCAACATATATGAACAACAGGATGATGGCGATTATGTGACCCTTCAACCAGACTCAAAGTGGTATATGATTCTTGAAATTACTACAGTTAATGTAAAAGAAAAACCAAAAGATCGAGAACTTCAAATTCTAATGGCACTCGAAAAACTTTTGAAAAAGATTGACACCCTCAATCATAATGTTCAAAAGTTACCCGACAAACCACCCGAAGAGAATCCCAAAAAATATTCATTTGGACTTCTTGTTGCATTTTTAGCATCCATACTGGGTGGATTTATATTTTGGGTAAATAAAAGTCCTGTTACATAAAGAATGTTACCAGGTCTGGGTGTAGGAACTATCATGAGTATATTAGCCATATGCTCAGGGACACCCCTCGAACCCCTACCACTTCTATACATCATGGCATCAGCTCGTTGGGCGTATGGAGGTGATCGTTACCTCGATGGTAAAACTAAAGACACACCCGAATCTATAGCAGGAGCTCTTCTACTAGCAAACCTAATTCTTTGGTATTCTGATCAATCCAAATATATTGCACCCGAAGTTCTTTCTATCCTGATATATCCATCATTCAAACAAAATTTACCATTACTTAAACCATTCTACGTGGGGACATTTTGGGCGGGAGCTATCAGTGTTGTACCACATCTCATAGCTCACGTGGATGTTATTGAAAATGAAACAATTGCCATGGGACTCCTCGCGTCGAGTGTATCTAACATGGCAGACATTGAAGATGTAGAAGATGATATTAAAAATGGTATTTATACTATTCCGGCAACATTTGGCGTGACCCCCACACGCGCTCTCTCAGCTGGTCTTTTTCTGGGTTCTGTATACAAAAGTGGTATCGTGCCACACGCACTACCTAAAGTTCGTCATAAGAAAACTCTCCATAGAGCTCCTCTAATATATGTAAAATGTCCCGCACATCTTTGAGTGATGACTCAGTTGAACGTAAATTCCACTGTGTCAACATCTTGAGTTTCTTTTGCGCCATCTTGTGCTTTCTAACCTCTTCCTGAAGTTCGCTTATTTTCAAAGTATCTTTTTCAGATTTACGCTGAAGACTTTCGAGGGTCGTTGCACTTCGACGTTTTACGGGTCTAGTTATACCCCGAGCTCGTCTAGGACCTTCTGTCGTGTTGTAAATATGAATAAGTGTAGTCATATATAATTACTGGTGTATATTCTTTATGCTGTGGAAGCCGCCTTCTTTTTGGGGGCAGCCTTCTTCGCCACGGATTTGGCTTCGACTGGTACAGATGCACCTGGACCTGGTGGACCTGGTGGACCCGCTGGACCCGCTGGACCTGGTGGACCCATTGGACCAACAGAACCCTCACCGACTGGGCCGCCACATTGATCGATAATCTTCGAGAGTAGGTCATACAATCGCGTTTTATCGAGGCGGGTGCGTTTGATTTCATCGTCAATCTCTTTGCGTAGAGCGTCCATTGTTATATATATAAAAGAAAGATTATCTTTAAAGTAAATGATCATCATAGGTCCCGGACTAAATTCGGGAATAGGCCACCATGCGAAGAAATACACCAATGTGTTCCCCAGTTCTGAGTATTACATCTTTGGAAATCAACTCCCTGAGGTTGATCATGCCCTAATTTTCATGCTTCCCATACAACCACACTTAGAATATCTCAAGTATGTACGAACACGTGTTAAAAATTTAGCGTGTATGACTGTATGTGAAACTGAAACAGTTCACGAGGACTATATTCTCATCATGAAAGAGTTTAAGAAGGTCGCGGTTCCCAGTGAATTTTGTAAACGTGTCTTATCCAAACAATTTCCCGAAAATGAATTCTATATCATTCACGCTCATATCCCAAAACCTAGAGAAAAACCATATACATTCTACCACATTGGGAATATCATGGACCCACGGAAGAAATTCCAAGATGTTTTACAGGCCTTCATAAGACTGAATGAAAATAATACGAGATTAATTGTCAAAGCGACATGTAGTCAAGATGTAGATATCAGACTCCCGAGGGTTGAAGTTATAAACGGTGTCATTTCTGATCAAGAAATGGATGACATTCATAATCGTTCAGATTGCTACGTGAACTTTTCCCACTCTGAAGGTGTAGGTATGGGGGCTATCGAAGCTGCCCTGCGAGATAAACCAGTGATTATAACAAATTATGGGGGTGCACCGGAGTATGTAAAAACACCGTACACCATTGACTGTGAACTTCAGGAGTTGGAGAAGGATGATTTCCTCTTCAAAAAGGGTATGGTTTGGGGTAAGCCAAACTTTGACCAACTCTTGGAATTCATGAGACACGCATATGATAATCGCGTTCGCCACATGGATCACGAACACACTAAAAAACTTGTTGGGAAAGAGAATATTTTACAAGAATTCCTCTTGAATGTAATTGGTAGCGAAAGTGATAAGACCGATGAGGATAGTACCACTCATGAGTGAATCTCTCTGTGCAATAATAGTCATAACGAGATCATCAATAACTTGAATACCCGTAGGCTTCTTGGCGATGCGAGGAACGACAATACTTATAATGATGTAAAGAGCCATCGATATTATTACAGGTCTAAGACTTTCCTGGTCTAACATCTTCTTTCTATTATTCAACTATTTTAATTTGAGACACATCAACCTTCGCCCCAATCGTGGCATTCTTCACACTATGCTTTTTACAATAGTTACCACACACAGCTTTGAAAGAACAAGGCTTCCCAGTCATCGTCACCGCACAACAAATCTTCTTGGATGTCCTTTGCTCGGTCACAACATCTGGGGTCTTTTCCAAAACCACTATCTTCTGGATATCTTTTTTCTGTTGATGTTCCAAGTATCGCATTTTCATCTTCCATGTCGCATCCGCGAGATGATAACACCTGTCGTCTGGCTCACTAAGACGGTACATAGTCACCGCATTACTGAGACAATTTTCCCAAAGAGTATCGCGAATAACTTCCATTTTTAGAGATACTTTTTACTTTCCATATACTGACTTAGGTTGTCAAGCTTCACCCCCTATTTCCGCCAAATATATGTCAACATTTCCTGCAAATTCCGGACAGGATTCAGTGGTCTTTTTAGTCACCATGTCTTGAACATTCATGACATGCTCCTTAAACTTCTTGACATTTATACCAGTGGCATTATGAATTTGAGACTCTGTAGCAATGTCCTTCAAAGCATATAGGTAGGCCGCAGCATAGTTGGCATGAAGCACGGCGATCACCGGAGACTTATCCTGCTGCGCCGCTGTAGCATATCGAGCCGACTGTCTGACCAACTTCTCTATGGATTGTTTCATTCCCCTAGATTTGTTTTGCATAACCAAAACCAAAATGAAGATTGCCACTATGAAGTATGTATACATCTTTCCTATTCTATCTAAAGAAATTTTTATATGAAACTTAAAAGAATAAATACTTATTCATGTAATGAATGTCATTGTGGGAACCACTATAATTTTAGCCGCCACTCTTATTATTTATAAACTATTAACTCCAGTGACGAAGCCCACCAAGAAGAAGGGACCTGTCAAGAAGAAGGAACCCGCACAGAAAAAGGAACCTGTCAAGAAGAAGGAACCCGTACAGAAGAAGGAACCCGTACAGAAGAAAGAGTCCACCAAGAAAGTCAATCCCTATTTCGCCTTCTGTAAAGAGAAACGTCCCGATATTGTCGCCGCCAACCCAGAACTTAAACCCCGTGAAATTGTTAAAAAGCTCGGTGAAGAGTGGAGGAAACTTTCAGACAAGGAGAAGGGTGAGTATAGAATGTGAGTTAAAGTTTAAATTGTGTATAAATATATGGAAATACCGGTGTGTGAAATTAATGAATACCTGCTTCCCCATTATGTTCAGGCATCCGAAGAACCATTAGATGGAACATTTGAGTGTAGTATATGCTGTGACTATTCAAACAAATGTATAATATCATTACCGTGTGGTCACAAATATCACGGGGAATGTTTAAACGAATGGATTGATAATAAGTGTAGATCGTGTGGTGCGAAAAGATTGCGCGACACTTCTACATGCCCTATATGCAGAGAAGAAGTTAGAATTATTCCAAATTATAATTTCTGGTTTAAACTTGGTACAGAAACATGTAACCTGATCAAATGGAATGATTTCATTCGAAAAATTTTAATACACACAAAACATGTAAAAAGGTTGGATAAAATTCAAAAATATATGAAAGTTGTAGTCATAAATAATTTAGATTTTCTCTCACGCCACAGTCTAGACTGTATTGACTATGATTTTTGTAATCTAGAAAACATTAAAGAACCTGTTATCGAAGAACTCAAACGTTCCTGTATACCATTCATCAAGTATAAAAGGATACTCACATTGGAAGAGAAAGTTTATATATTTAAGTTTAAAATAAGACTAGGAGAATATATAGAATATTTAGAATACATTTCTAACAATATACCCAAACCCCAAATCCTTACAGATTGGTGTAAAAAAATTTACATTTTAAAAAAGAGTATATACAGATTTAGAAAGGTGTGTGAAAAGTTTGAACCTAAGTTAGAGTTTTGAATTGTAATAAGTATATTAAAATGACCACCCCACCCGAATCTTATATCACTGAACTGAAAAAACTGCCCACCCGTTTCGATGTTAAAAACTTTAAACCAATGAACCTGGAAATGGAGGACCCATTCACAGAAGACGAGTATTGGCATGTGAAAGTACAAAAACGCTATAACGAATGTTATGATACAGATTTTAAACAATACATTGATGAATATGAAAATTGGAAGGACATTAATGAAGTAAAAAAGGATACTGAAAATCCATACAAGCAATTTAAAGCATGGGAAGGGGTTGTTATAAAGGGAGGTTCCCCAGTTTCATTCAAGTTTATTCATCACTCCACTACCGATGGTGACGTGGACCTCGAGGTGGACGAAGACGAAGATGTAGACTGTTTGACGGAGTTTCTCTGTGACAAGCTCATCTGGGAAAATGATAGTGGGGATGAATCAGTGGAGGTCCAGATGTTTCCTCCTCCTCACCGAGAATGAAAACCTAAGTTAGAGTTTTGAATTGTAATAAGTATATCTAAATGGAGAGCGTCCAAAAGCTCACCCACATCGAGCACATTCTCAAGAGACCTGATTCCTATGTCGGTCCAGTTGAACTTGGCACGGAACACTACTGGGTTCTCCAAGGTGATGCATTCACCAAGAAGAATCTCAAGTATTCCCCAGCTCTCTTGAAAATCTTTGATGAAATCCTCGTCAATGCGATCGACCGCAACTCCCTCCACCACAAGGGTGTAACCTCCATCTCCGTCTCTATCGACAAGGACCAAGGCTCTGTTACGATCGAGAACAACGGACCCCTTGGTGGTATCGGTGTCCGAATGCACGAGAAGGAGGGGCTATGGAACCCCGAACTCACCTTCGGTCACCTCCTCACGAGCACCAACTACGATGACAACCAAAAACGTATCGTGGGGGGTCGCAATGGCTATGGTGCCAAGTTGACTAACATTTACTCATCAGAGTTCTCTGTGATCATCAAGGACCACGAAGTGAAGCAGACCTACACACAGGGGTGGTCCAATAATATGACAACCTGTCACCAACCCAAGATTAAGAAGCATGCAGGTGCCACGTCATCGGTGTCCATCACCTTTACCCCCGACTGGAAGAGATTTGGGATGTCCAAGATGGACGAGTCAATCTACCAGATTTTCCAAAAGAGGGTTTGGGATGCAAACATCTGTACGACCCCCAACTGTAAGGTCAAGTTCAATGGAGATGTCCTCCCAAAGACGTCTTTCGAAGCCTATGCAAAGATGCATGAGGGCGTTGAGAATGTGTGCTCCGTCGTGTCTGATAGGTGGTCTGTGTGTATCGGTCCGGCTGAGAATGGCATGGAACAGGTATCCTTCGTCAATGGTATCTGCACAACCAAGGGTGGGAACCATGTGGATCACGTGGCGTCCTTAGTGGCCAATGGAATTATTGAGGACATGGCGAAGAAGATCAAATTGAAGCCCCAACAGGTGAAGAATACGTTCAACATCTTCGTGAAGGCGACCCTCGAGAACCCAACGTTCTCGAGTCAGGTCAAGTCTGAATGCACCTCAAAGTCTCAAGACTTTGGCTCGAAGTTTGATCCCCCGAAGAACTTCATCAAGAATGCCCTAAAGACTGGAATTCAAGATGAACTTCTGGCACTCTCGAAGTTTAAGGAGATGAAGGAACTCAAAAAATCTGACGGTGCCCGGAAGTCCAAGATCACGGGGATCCCCAAGCTGGATGACGCGAACAAGGCTGGCACTGCGCAGTCTGGGAAGTGTACACTCATCGTGACAGAGGGTGATTCGGCTAAGACCTTGGCGGTCGCAGGTCTCTCGGTGGTTGGGAGGGATCACTACGGTGTCTTCCCCCTCCGTGGGAAGTGTAAGAATGTGAGGGATGTCTCAGTGGCTCAACTCTCATCGAACCAGGAGTTCAACGATCTCAAGAAGATTTTGGGTCTCCAACAGGGTAAGGACTACAAAGATGTGTCCGAACTCCGCTACGGGAGGCTCATGATCATGACTGATGCAGATAACGATGGGTCCCACATCAAGGGTCTCATCCTAAACATGATCCACTACTTCTGGCCAAGTCTCCTCAAATTGGGGTTTGTCGTCTCTATGGTGACCCCAATCATCAAGGCAACCAAGGGTTCAGAGACTATGTCTTTTTACACTGATTCAGCTTTCCGAAACTGGTATGGTTCTGGGAAGGCTGGGTGGAAAATCAAGTACTACAAGGGTTTGGGTACCTCAACATCTGTGGAAGCGAGGGAATACTTCAAGAAGATTCAGGATCTCACAGTCAAGTTTGACATGGATGTCATGACGGATACGTCGATCGTTCTTGCGTTTGACAAGAAGATGGCTGATTCACGGAAGACCTGGCTCCTAGACAGCACAGCCAAGGAGGCTTCGGAACTTGAGGTTCCCTATGGAAATGTGAAGCAACTTGACATCACAGACTTTGTTCACAAGGATCTGGTGAACTTCAGTCTCGCAGACCTAAAGCGATCAATCGCCCACGTGGCTGATGGTCTCAAACCCTCTCAGCGGAAGGTAATGTATTCCTGTTTCCAGAAGAACCTCAAGGATGAGATGAAAGTGGCACAGTTGGCAGCCTATGTGGCTGAAAAGAGTGCCTACCACCACGGTGAAGTTTCCCTCGCAGATACAATCGTCAAGTTGGCGAACGACTACACTGGATCCAACAACATCAACCTCCTCGAACCATGTGGTCAGTTCGGAACCAGGTTGATGGGTGGGAAGGATGCATCCCAGACGAGGTACATCTTCACCAAGTTGACCAAGGAGGCCCGGAAACTCTTCGATCCGAAGGATGATGCAGTTCTCAACTACCTCGACGATGATGGACGCCCCATCGAACCAGACTTTTACATGCCCACCTTACCTATGGTTCTGGTGAATGGAACGGAGGGTATCGGTACGGGTTTCAGTTGCTACGTACCTCCATTCAACCCCGAAGATATCAAGGAGAACATCAAGAGAACTTTGGAAGGTGAAGACCTTATCGATATGAAACCATGGTTTAGGGGTTTCAAGGGACGGGTCTACAAGGATGACGCCGGTCTATGGATCACAGAGGGTATTTACAGGGACACCGGTTCCAGACTCAAAGTCACTGAGCTTCCACCCGGGAGGTGGACCCAGGACTATAAGGAGTACCTGGACACACTTGTGGAAAAGAAGATGATCAACAGCTACACGAACAACAGCACCACGGAGGATGTGGATTTTGAGATTTTTGGCTACACTGGGAAGGACCTGATGAAGGACCTCAAGATGAAGAAGACATTCCACACATCGAACATGCACCTCTTCCACCCGACTCGGGGCATCCACAAGTATGCGAATGCTGAAGAGATTCTCAAAGACTTTGTGGAACTCCGTTTGGAACACTACAAGAAGCGAAAAGCACACCTTGTAGATGTGTTACAGAAGAAAGCTGTGATGTGTAGCCACAAGTCGAAGTTTGTCTCCATGGTCATAGAAGGGGACCTTGTGGTGTTCAAGAAAAAGAAGAAGGACTTGGAGGCTGAGATGTCCCAAACGTTCCCAAAAATTGAGGGAAACTACGACTACCTCCTCAACATCAAGACGGTGCAGTATACCGAGGAGTCTGTGGCCTCCCTCCTCAAGGAGGCTAAAGACGCGAACGAAGATTTGGAGCGTATAATGAAAACCAGTCACCTCACAATGTGGAAAATGGATATTAAAAATATATAAACAATAGTAAGCATGGGTGAAGCCGCTAAGATTTCCCTAAAAGCTATTGGAAAGCAGGATACGTACCTACTTTCCAAAGACCCAGAAGACTCCTTCTTTAATTATACATCACCCAAACAACACTCAGAGTTTCGGAAGTACCATAGAGTTAAAGATGTTTTAAATCCTGGACAAATTGGTAATTGGCCATTCGGACAGACTATTAAAGTTCAATTTAATCCAACCAATATGGGAGACCTCTTGAGTAATATGTGGTTGAGTGTGACTATGCCGGGTATCGCATATGGAAACTACGCGGACCAATTGGGTAGACATTTACTCAAAAGTGTCACAATGTTTATGGATGACATCGAAGTTGAAAAGATCCATGATGATTGGGGAATTATATATGATGAACTATACTTGGAGATGTCTGAAAAAGTAGCGAATAGATTTCTTGTAAATAGAGGTTTAGGATATGACGAATCTACACAAAATGCCACTATCGCTCGTTCTAATTCAGATTTAGTTATACCCCTCCACTTTTTCTTTTCGAGGAAATATGCCAGTGATGAATATTCCTCAAATAAACCAAATCGCCCATACTTCCCGGTATGTGCAGCATTTCGCCAAAAAATTGAATTTGAATTAGAGTTTCATGAACAAACATTCTTCACAGATGCGAACGTCTCCTTGCAATTAAGTTCGTTCAATTTGATAACCGAAGAAATTACTGTAAGTGCGGAAGAAAGACTTTATTTAAAAAATGGAAAACATACACTAGTCACAGATTTGGTAAGAAAACATCCTACAGAGGTGAGTGAACTTAATACGAACATCATTAAAAACAACCTAGTTCCAAATATTCCCGTAAAGTGTATTCACTGGTTTTTGAGGAACACAGATTTTGAAAATGAAAATATATCTGTGGGTGTACCTTTGGGAGACCCTGAAGAAAACTACTACAGTCAAAATAGATTTAACTTTTCTTCCAATGTAAATTTCGATCAATTACAAACATTTTTTAACCCAATTATGGAGAGTGCAAGTTTCTACATCAATGGAAATAAATTACCCAATGTTTCAAATACAAATCATAATTACTACAAGTATCTGATACCAAGTAAAAATAGATTGGCGAGACCGTATAGAAATATATACACGTATAGCTTCTCGATGAATCCGGTTAATGTGGAACCATCGGGGAACTTGGACTTTAGTCAAATACAGTCAGATAAAACAAATATAGAGGTGACCCTAAATACATCACCAGGTTCTCTAGTTGATATAGCTACAAAGACATATTCTCTACATATGTACTATACGGGATATCAGACGTTCACATTTGAAGGTGGATTCATGTCAATTGCTTATTAAATAGGAAGGAACGATTGTCACTGATATAGTCTATAATATTATTCTTGATACACCATTTGATGAAATTTAACTGTGCCAAAGTCGTTTGAATTTCATGAGATGTTCCGGGAACGGTGTACCCGAACTTTTGGGATCTGCAAAACGGGTCGAATAGTTTTTTACTGTATCCATCGAGACTGGATTTATATGCACAGTGGACAGTGAAGAACTTTCCATCTTTGGTTGTATAGGAAGTGTTATTTTTTTTTGAATAGTTGGTGATAAACCACTCCAAATTTCGGAGTGATATACCAGATGTTTTATCGAGAATATTTAAAAGTTTAGTTTTATTCTTTTCGTCGGTGTAAAATGTATTTATGGATGATAGTAGAATATCAGATTTGCTCATTATTTAATATACAATCCAAATCTATAAGTTCGTTTGGAGACTGACACCCTGGACACCCCCTAACGAACATTTTCTCAGGGCCATGTGTATGTATGTTTGAACTCGGTAACAATCGTTGTTTAATACGTTCTCCTTGGTGTGCATGATGTCCACAATATCCATTATTGGCTCCCTTTCTCGTACACCTCTGTCCATTGGACTTTGTACCCCTACAAAGAGATATAGAACTTGTCTTGGGTACGTCTCTTAAAAGTAGTTCCATGGGAATGCCATGTTTTTTAGAAATTATTGTGACATAATCATTCATTATCAAGTTCAATCTTTGATTCAAATCTTCATCAATAAGTTCAATTAATCTATCTTGTATATTCATCCTATATATTAGATTGTGCATAGTTTTTAAATATGTCTTCAATACTTTCCTCCCTCTTTAACCTCGCCTCCTTCAATCTTCCCCTCAGGTCGACAAGTTTACCCGTCTCATCTAAACCTAATCGTTTACACTCCTCTACGAGTTGGTCCTTTTTCATTGTACTCAATGCAGGTTCTCTCTTTTTCTTCGGGGGTTTGTGTTGGTCAATAATTTCACCGAAAATTTCCTGTTTAGTGTTTTCGAACAAGGGGTCTAGAAGATCACACACCGGATTCAAAAATTTATTTTCAAAGTAGTAATGATAATCTACCGGTATGTTATTCTCCTCCACAAACTTGGGATCCTCAGACTTTTCAAATGCTTTGGCCTTCCGATCACCTGTATTAGTGAGGAGATAGGGAACACGGTCACCAGATTGGGGCTCTGAACCGGGTTTACGTTCTCGCATTTTTACAACCACTTGGACATGAGCCTGATTAATCCCCACACTTTCATCGCTGTTGATAGAAACTGATTTTCCATTGACTTTGTAGGAATCCGAAAGACCCTGGCTGAGTATAAGTTTTTCATTTGGAACATCACCAGATAGAAGTTCTATAGCTCTTTCTCGAGCCAACTCCGTTGGTGGACCAGGGTCGCTCGACGTGAGGACTACATCCAACAACTCTTTGCACACCTCGCGGACGTGAGGTGTGTTGTCGCGGCGGACAACCTGGAGACCCTTGATATCAATATAGTCCATATGCATATGGTCATCCTTCCCTTTCGTCCAAAGTTTAGCTGCGTACCGCTTTTTAGAGTATAGAAAGTAAGGCCAGTACACCTTCTCAAGCTCCAAGTTGTTCGGCTTTTTGAAGAGGGCACTACACTCCTCTGCGGCACGTTCGCCAATTTCCCAACTATATTCAACAGCCTCAACCCCCTTCCGGTCACCAACATCGAACTCAACCATGACTGAATCCGTGTCCCCATACCTCACCTTTGCACCGGGAAAGTTCTTCTCTACGTAGGTTTTCGTCTCTTCGATCATCATTCGACCCTTACACGTCGTTGTAGATGCAATCGGTACACAGGGGAGAATACCTTTCCCGGCCCCAGTGAAACCATACACCGAGTTCATTGAAACCTTATAAGCCAATTGTTTACCATTGTATACTTCCTTCATGTAGCCCGTCGCGGTAGCCATATCCTTCTTGGCCTTTTTACGAAACTGTTTGAGTTCTAAAAGAATACTCGGTAAAAGACTTGGTACATCTTGAGCAAATTTATAGGTCTTTTCACCGACATTGAATGTTTCGTAGGTAATTCCAGGAATATTCCCATACTCCTTTTCATTCATAACCCAAGATGAATAACACAGATTGTGTGCCATCATGATAGACGGATACAGAGCTTCAAAATCTAAGGCTGTGATAGGTGTATAGTATGCACCCTTTTGTGCCTCGAGGACTGTAGCACCCTCATAGGGATCGGATGTTACAGTACCATAACGGATGGTTGGAACCATGAAACCAAGCTCCCGTGCCTTTTTCGTCAATTGACTGAACACCTTAATCTGTTGACCCCTCTCAACCAGGAAACACATTGGAACCCATGTAGCTTTGGCCATCTCCAGAAGGTTTAGGAGAATGCACATCTTCTTCATCAACTTGTGGGGCAGCAGGGTATCTTTGATACAATACTCAGCAACTTCACCTAATTTTACGGGGTCACCTTCCCGGTAACGAGCAAACATCTCCCTTGGGGGCATATCAATCTTTTGGTCCCCGATGTACAATTTTGAAACATTATTGAGACTGTATGAATCCAACTTGTAACCCTTCTTGACCTCGTGGAACATATCAAATATAAAACGCCCAGACATTGGAAGAAGTTTCAAGAGATTGTCACCAAGTGCACTCGAACTCAATTTCTTGATTAAAAGTTCACATTGCTGGGACTTCAGTTTTCCCATTTTGAAAAATTCTGGGTCACATCCAACGACAAAGGCCCTCTTGTAAATAAACTCAAGATCAAAACCAAATATATTCCAACCTGTGAAAATGTCAATGTCCTTTTCATGGATATATTTTTGGAATGCTTCAAGCATCTCCTTTTCTGTATCAAAACTAATAGTATCAGGACCATCAGTTTGTTTGTAACATAAACACACCCGTTCATAGGGTTCATCACTACCAAACGTACACAATGACACTGCAATTTGGAAACACGCATCATCTGTAACATCCGCATCTGGGAACTTACCAGTAGAACTGTTACACTCTATATCAAAAGATGCTACGACAAATGGTGCGATATCATCCCTCGCCACAGGTTTAAGTGTAGTCCAATCATTACAGAACAAATCAGTATCAACACGGGCTAAATGAGAACGAATACAATTATCACCAGTCTCTAACCACCCAGTAGATTGAATTCCAGTTCTATGCATCAGCCGGAGGACGGGGTCCAAGTTAGACTCGAAGACTTTAGCTTTAAAAAAACCAGACGAGAGCTCGAGTGGTCGCTTTAGAAACGAATCCACCCGGCGTCTCATTTGAAGATTTACAAAGTCCACCTTCATAAACATAAACTCCTCATTGTTTTGGAAGCCCCAAACATCCTTCGACTTCATCATAGAATAACAGAGTACACATTCAGGGCACTTCTTAACGATCGTATTGTAAATCTCTTGAATCTTCTGCTTTGAGGTTTTCAAGTCAAGTTTGATGAAGAAGTAAGGAGTAAATGATGTGGTCACACATACAGATTTACCATCCTCAGTTTTACCAAAAATACTTACCAAATGTTCTTCTTCAGAATCCCTCGCTTCCCAGGTTAGTGCCTGGAATACCACCATGTGTTTACATTGAGCCGAATTTTTAATATCATTTATTAATAAATGTCAGCAGCTTTGATTGAGCTCGTGTCGGTGGGAGCCCAGGATGTATACATCACAGGTGACCCCCAGGTCAGTTTCTTCCGTCAGAACTATAAGCGATACACAAATTTCGCTATGAAACCAGAACGCTTAGACTTCATTGGTACATTCGGTTCCAATAATGAAGTTGTCGTTCCTATCCGCTCCAAGGGTGACCTCATGAGCTACATTTGGATCGAAAACTCCGGTATCTCCGCTATAGCCGATAATACTACTGGGCTGTACTCTAATAACGCTTCGAACCCCACAGAATTTGCTCTTTGGATTGGTGGACAGAAGGTAACCCAACTTGATTCCCTCTTCATTCAAGGTGTTCACAACCCCCTCCTCCGGGATAATGCGGCTAAGGCTTCGTCAACTGTGACTACGAATACCATTAAATCTAACCACGGTGGTGACCACTTCATGATTCCCTTCTTCTTTGGTGAAGATTGGACCAAGGCACTCCCCCTCGTAGGTCTCCAGTACCACGATGTAGAGATTCGTATCAAGTGCCGCGACGGTTTCAACCCCGTGACTGCCCCCAAAATCTATGGTAACTACATTTACCTCGACACAGATGAGCGTAAGTATTTCACAGATAACGAACACGAACTTCTCATCACCCAAACACAATATCAACCATCCTCTAAAACAGATACCGAAATGGATTTAAGCTACTTCAATCATCCAGTGAAGTCTCTCCACCTCGTTTCTGGTCAGGCAGCGGGTAATGATTGGGACACCGAATTCACATTTCAAAAATCCTCTCTCTACATTAACGGTGTAGCTCTTTTCGAGGAAACATCGAATGTCTATCATCACACCGTCGTTCCCGAAATGCATAGTACAGATCTCCCAGACGACGTTCTCGAAGATCTCCCAACCTTTACATGGCCATTCTGTCTCAACTTGAGCAAGATGCAACCCACTGGTACTCTCAACTTCTCCCGTATCGATAACGCAAAATTGACTGTCACCGGACCCACGGGTGGTAACCAACTTCACCGCGTTTATGCAGTGAACTACAATATCCTCCGTATCAAGAATGGTATGGCGGGTGTCGCGTTCGGTAATTAAATCCCAGTTATTGTAAATGAAGGTAGCACCCAGTGACTACCTTAAATGGTACAGACCAATTGACCCAACCTTGCGTTCATTTTTACACGACTACTACAAAAATAAAAAGAAACTCAATAAAACCCCTTGCTTTTGTAGAGGTCCACCGATGAGACATTTGGGTGGATGTACCCTACTAAAACGTAATAAATATTCCAAAATGAGGGAAACAACCCTAACAAACGTAATATTCGCAAACTTTACAAAATATGAAATTGAAATAACTGTCAAGAGTATAGCCACCAATGTTAGTGGTTGTGGGATAGGTATATTCGGTAATACAGTGACTATGGATGTTACACAGAGTGATAAACTACCCCAAACAATGGTAATACGTCCAGCTCTTCATCGTTATAAATTACTCAAAAAAGTTACAGACGATATTCGTGTATTAAATTTCAAAACAAATTACCAACACCCAAAAAACTTACTTAATCTGATGATACCCGAACGCTTGTCAACCTCAACACTCCAAATAGATCCAGGAACACACTCGTATTATCTGACAGTTCGTCTCAGATCAAATGTAAACGATGAATGGAAAATTCTAATGACAGATATACTTCACCACTCGTGTTATGATGTTATATTTGAAAATGTACACTTAAATGAAAATGAAATGGATAACATAATGAAAGAACGAATCGAAGAACTTCAAAATGAGATGACACGGAAAGGACGGGAACTGGAACGCCTAAGTGAAATCATCGCAGATGAATATTAAGATAATGTCTAAACGAAAAGCAAAACGGTCTCGTAAAATTGGTAGTATCAAAGTACCAATTTTACGTGAGTGTATACACACTGAATTTTCTTTATTTTCTATTCAACCCCAAATCTTTTTGACTCAAGGATTTCCTTAGTCTTCTCATACATCCTTATACCATGGAAGGTTTTATCCTTCACTTCATCCCAAATATCTAGACGACCCTCTAAAAAGGATACAAAACTATCCGGGTTTCTCGAAGACCTGTAACGAACCCTCTCACCCCCGAGAGCTTTGTTCATCGCATCTACACGAGAATCCATTGATTGTTGTAGACACTGCTCAGGTGTGAGACGACTTGAAACTTCATTTTTATTTTTACCGACCATTTACTATTCATAATAGTAAATTCTTTATACTCATGAACAAACATGACCACCTTGTAGACCATAATTGTTTACAGGGTAGTGATACCGACAATAATGATACCCACATTTATGGCAATAAGCTGTTCCGCCACCCTTCACACAACTGCCCCGAAACCATGGTGCAGTGCAACAACCGATAGAACTATCAAATACCACGCTAGCGATCTCAATTGTAGCTTTTGTCGCAGCAGCTGCAGTTGCTGGATCAACCATCTTTTACTTTAGTATTTTTATTTTTTTTCTGGAGCAAGACGCCTCTTAATATCAAAACCTATACGTCCCGTCGAAAATACAGAACAGGCACATGCACCTAGGAGCATCGCCATCATTGGTGGTGGACCCTTGGGGAGAGGACCCAACTTTTGAATCACATTGACAAACATAAACATACAACAAACAAAGGAACCAATTGTCGAAAGACGTAGGGGTGTCTTCACATTATACATCTCTGAAGTAGTTGGTAGTAAATCCATACCTGGGATAGATGGAAGGAGATCAGAAACCCCGGGTATCATAAATATGGGAAGCATTTATTGTATACCTACATTTTTATATAGGTGTAGTTTTCAGTCGTTGGAGAAGTTGTTTCCGCCTCTGGTTCCACTTCTGGTTCCATTTCTGGTTCCATTTCTGGTTCCACTTCCGCCTCGACAACCGATGGACCGACCATCTCCTTCTCCTTCTGTTGTGACATCATCACAGCCACCAACCCTGATGACACCAAAAATATAACCAATAATGAAATTACAAGTCCCGCACGCATTTATAGTATACTAACAAAAATTTTTAGTCAGGTCATATTCCCTCTGGTGTAGACCCTGGGCTGAAGATGAAACCTTTGCTTTGAGTTTCAATAATTCCATAATAGTTTCATCATCGAGGTACTTGAAAAAGTCCCTTTTCGCATCAAGGTCGTTGAGTAAGAACTTCTCCTTTCTCGCCTGTACAAATGGCCATACGTGTTTACGCAAGGATATAAGCTCGGTTTCAATTTTTACAAGTTGTGGGAGAATAACCTCTCGAATGAGTTTATTTGTTTCACGAAGGTCGTCCTTGAAGTCAGTCATATTTGAATTTGATATTTATTCTTTAAACACCTAAGTTTTAGGTATCGAAAGTAAATTTATCTGAAAATGGTCACCAAAATTAAAAGAGATTTTCTATCTAAGATAAGCTCGGGTATACAATGCCTCATGACTTCATCTTATCTGTCTGATGAAATCGCTTTACAGCCATTTGGAAATGTCGAAGAAATTATAGCAAGAAAGTTCATTGTATATGAAGCCCCGAGACATCTATTCTCATATTCTACGTTTGATTCGGAATTATATAGTATGCCCGATAGTGAACTAATTAATTTCCTACTGTACCTGGACGACGTTGATATATACATCAAACGTGTATACAGTGAAGCCTATTTATCCTACCAGGATATGAACAAAGAAGAATATATACTTGCGAAAATGATTGAAGATGGAAAAGTATTAACTTTCAAAGAGTTTTTAGAGATAAAGAATTAGCCTTAGAGTGTAATATGATAGGTCCATTGTTCGCATTATTTTTATTTAAATTTGGGTGTATTCCCAAAACCGAACCCCATGTAGTAAAGAAATTTAAACTCCGCGAACTCCGAAAACTCCCCAGAGATTGGGAAAATGACGATATAACTACTCACGGTGTAATATCCCTAATGAATGAGTTCTCTAGGGTGAGACGACAGTGTGATGATAGTATAGTATTCACCCCATTTGGAATTAAAACCACTGAAGATATTTTCAGGAAATACATCGGTGGAGAAACTGGTAAAGATTTACTTATAATATCGAAGAGGTGTATCACGGATGCATTTATTAAACGTTTTAGATTGAACGACCTGAAAACCATCCTAGAGAATTGGAAGGGTGAAAATGTTGTTGAAGTTCAAACAATATTGTCACACTACACTTGTGAATTGGAATCATTTACAGAAGAGGAAGAAGATGAGTTAAAACTGACAGGGTTCTTCGAAGGTGTAGAAGACCTATTCCAACAGTACCTTGGTGTAGAAAATTATAAAACACTCGATATTATGGTAGTCTTTTTTGAAAAGATGGATATTCTTAAACGTGAGTTATGTGCACAGATTTGACCGGGTCGTGTGCAGTTATACACCTCAATACCCTAGGACCGGTGTAAGTAAATGAAATGTTATTGTTATCATCTGTAAACGCCTTAACTTCCACACCCTTTGGGATAATCATCGACGTCAGTGGCCCCGTCATATCATCCTGGTCATACATGGAACTCATGGGATTTGTAATCTTCTCACTTATCATAAATCCCCTGTACTTACACTCAGTAAAAAAGAATACCTCATCCCCGTTGACTTTATTTTCCCAGTCCTCGATCCGTTTCCTTTCGTCGGCATCCCTTTTCAATCGCTGGATGAAAAGGTATCCAAATATTGACAAGAAACATGTAAAAAGTATAACTAATACAGCAATAATTGTACCTCTGCTCATACTATAGTTATGTTATACTTTTTTTTCATAAATCTACGGACACCCCCAAATGTAGGATAACTCCATAGGTACCACCTAGACCAAAAACCAGCACTATCTACTCCACCTAACTTCCAGTCCTCCTTGTCACTGGTGGTTACGTTGAGCATAAGCTTCTGAATTTTTCGGGGATCCTCTTCCTCCATCACACGTCTGGGTATCTGACCCCCGTGGCGAAGAACATAGGAACGCATTCGTGAAGGATTCTTGTGTTTGGTGTAGTCGGAATATCCACGTGCACCAAAGTCAACAGTCCTGCCGTCTTCTAATATCGCCCTGAACTTCTTCCTCGGGTTCGGGCTACGAATAACCTTGACGCGCATACTTATATTTTACAGGGATTTATTTTCGGCACGCGCCACAGTACGCCTCCTTCTTGGGGAGGAAGAAAAGGTTCTCTGGGCCACGCTTCACACGGTAAAGGTGGTCATAGAGGTGGAAGAGACCGTAGGCAACAATAGCAGTGCCCAAAACGGGGCTCTTCATCTTGCGGGTAGTCCACGCGTGGTACGCGATGAACGAGATGAGGAGGAACTGAACGATGGTGAGCGCTGGGAGAGCTGGCATCTTGAAGCGATGCTCAACAGTCTTGACGTCCTCGGTGGGTTCTGGGGTTGGGTCCATGTATTCACGCTTGCCGTATCCGGGCATTTTTATTATCTACCGAGAAAATAATGTGGCCCCTTCTGATTATTACACCCGCCATTTTAGTTTTTTGTGACTACATGAAAGCACCGATAGATCTGTTATACTTTACAAATATATGGAGACCTGTGGTTGGTATGCAAAACACACTGAGAGATATATTCAAGCCTCACCACTTTCACCCCGGACTTTTATTACTGAAACTTCACTATAAAAAGATACGCGAAGAGTTTCTAAAAGTTTCATCATCACTGAAACACGAGTATTACCATGACTTAGATCCATGGTTTGAGGAGAATATGAACTACTACTATTATAAAGTTGAACATTTTCCAATACTCTACGGATTAATCAAACAGATTTCATGCACACGCGACTTCGCCGAGCGCGCCGCGTTCGCAGTCGTAGATGGTCCTATGACTATAGCTCCCCACCGAGCTGAATCAAATGAACTCCTGAGGTATCATCTCACTATACAAAGTGATGGTGATTGCACGTTGTATACTGAAAGTGGCTCGCATGTCCACATGGACGGCGACGATTTTATATTCGATCACGCGAGGTACCACGAACTCGTAAAGACTGGACCAGGTAGACGAGTTGTCCTCATTTTAGATATTCATAGATGATTACGACAGGTGGCTATATACATGTCACTCCCCCCAATGAGTTCGAGTTCCTGATTCTTTACAATCCTCTTCGTGAAGGGCCCAGGGGTTCCATCTTTGCAACGCATACAGAGGGCAGACAACTTGGTGACCTCACACGCTATTGGAATACAATCCAGGAGTTCACCAAACTTATTTTGAAATGAATCTCCATCCAGACCCGCTATGATTACATCCTTATTTACACACATACAGCACTCCACAAACTTCTTGAGGCGGGGGAAGAATTGAGCCTCATCGATGGCTATGATGTCCGCGTTATTAAACTCCTCCTTGTTTATGAGTTCGAAAAGCTCGTAGACCTTGAAACAATCAAACTTTACATTGTCGTGGGTCTTCAAAACTTCATCGGGGGATCGGGTGTCCTTGGCTGAGTTGACAACCAATATTTTCTTACCAATGATCTTTAAACGCTTAAGTCGTCTGATTAGTTCAGAAGTTTTACCCGAAAACATATTTCCCATAATTATCGAAAGCCCCATCCTATCTCACTAATATAATCTTGTATTTTTTATATGGGTGAAATGCATCGATGTCAATTTCTTAAATACAAGGGGTACTACAACCCCGTCACTGGACGTGTAAAGTTTGGGAATCACCTGTTCCCAGATATCCACATCGCTGTAAAATTTCTCAGTAAAAAGTACGATGCCTCTCTCAGACGCCGAAATCACCAAGAAGGTTGGGCAGTTGCGGAAAACCGAGGGCAAAATCTATGCACCCCTCAAGTACTTCAGGGGACTTGAGACCTTGGGGCAGGTCGAGACCCGCTACAAGAAGATGCTCAAGAGGGACTACAAAGATTTCAAAACAGACAGTGGGGTCAAGACCCGCACCTCCTCCTACACCCAGAAGTTTAGGAAAAAGTATGGACCAGAGGTCAAGTCTCTCCCAGAGATCTCGAAGGCCACTGGGATACCTCTAAAGACCCTCAAGACGGTCTACAATAGGGGACTCGCTGCGTGGAGAACCGGGCATCGTCCGGGAGCCTCTCCACAAGCGTGGGGGTATGCTAGGGTTCATAGTTTCGCCACTAAGGGGAAGACGTACTACACGGCTGATGCCGATTTGAGGAAGTAATATCACCCACCGGACGCAGCCATTTGAATTAGATATTTATTATTAGGTCCAAATTTAAATATTTTCACATTATCCACTTTACGGCGTGTCCATGGATCACCGGATTTAAGCCTGACCATCTCATTTTTGGGGTGTTTTTCGATATCATAAACCCAAGCTATAAGATATGCACCACCTTTTTCGTATGCACGTGTTTTGAAAGTCCATTCCCAATTCACAAATTTTGATGCATCATTATCCTCACGTAATATAGTCCAAAATACACTAGTATCTTGAGTTATCTTTGGCTCTTCATCGCCATTATAAGAAATACCACTACGAAGGGGGTACTTCTCTGGATCGGCATCTTTATACATAGACCATTTACTTTCATCACAAACTATAGATTCTATATATTTTGCGAGTGCAGACCTGGCTTCTTTGTGAATCATTTATGAGTATTAAGTTCTAGTCTTTATATATAACATTGCGACACGTTTAAAGATATATTCTACCATATCTTTAAATGGAGAGTCACCGCCCCCTCCCCCTCCGTTTCATGTCTGTGCCCAAGCAGGAAAGGCCCCGTATAAGTTGGGAAGAATACTTCATGAAGACTGCCCAGCTCGCGTCCGTCAGGTCTCCATGTGAGAGACTCCAGGTGGGGTGTGTCTTGGTGAAGAACAACCGCCTCATCAGTATGGGCTATAATGGATTTCTGGGTGGCTGCGAACACAAATCCATAGTGAGGGACAACCATGAACAAGCCACGATACACGCGGAGATCAACGCGGTCACCGATGCGGCGAAGAGAGGTGTCTCAATCGATGGTGCCGAAGCCTACGTAACCCATTACCCATGTCTAAATTGTTACAAAGCTCTCGCGAGTAGTGGGGTGAAGAAGATTTACTACAATACAGACTATAAAAATGACCATGTGGTGGAGGAGTTGAGCTATGATATAGAGTTAAAGAAATTATCTTCATAGAATGTAATGAACGTGGATAGTCTCCCACCGTACGTTAAACAATTGTTTCAAAACAAAGAACTCACGATGAATCAGAAGATGGTCACGTTGATGGCATTCATGCCGGATGTCCCCGGGGAATACAAGTTGGGGGATCACTTGGAGACTGGGGTGGAAATTAAGAAGCTCGTAGACGATGGGAAGATTCGTCTAGGCAAATTCGATAAAAACTTTACTCTCGAGGTGGTTCACCTTTGATTTTAATCGCCCATTTATCCTCCTTGCGGAACTTTTCATAATCAATCTCCTTGATTTTGAAAACTTTCATGATGAACTTCTTGATTGGATTTACTTCTTTCTTTTTGGGGTCTGGTAAAGCGGCCTGAACATGTCGCTGTACACGCCGGGGGCGTATAGCCCCTTTAGTCTTGGGAAAATATACAGGTTTAGCGAGAGCTAATATCATTATACATATTTTAGTTTCTTATCTTTATTTAATATAAGATGGGAAGAAGTAATCACTCCTATAATGGGTTACTTTCTGTCATCACACGGAAACCTATCTATAGATACAAAGTGAGGCAGATGACTGCTCAGGAGGTTGTTGATGAGCTTAGAGAATCTGGTAATCAGAGGAAAGTTGACAGTATAACAAATATTATTTCAACTTTGTTTTCAGTTCCAGAAGTGTATTTGGAACGCAACTATGCGGGTCCAAAAATAGAATTAACAGGAAATTCAAATGTTTCCATGAACCAAGATGCTACGTATTCAGATTTAGGAGCATCTTCATCCGAAGCAGTTGGAAGTATTACCGTCGATGATTCAAATTTAGATCCAACTACACCAGGTATTTACTATGTAACATATACAGCAACTGATACACATGGTTTTTCTCATGTTATTAAGCGCTACGTTGTGGTTGAGGCGGTTAGCGGAGGATCTGATCCAGTTGGAACCCCAGATGATCCAATCATGTTAACATTCACTGGCATTTCACCCTACTTGAATACGACAACTCTGCATAGGGGTAAAACATATAGGTTTGACTACAGTGGAGTGCCTGTGTTTGTTAGTGGAGGTTTCGCTATAACAAGACAAGTGGATACCGTTTCACGACCAAACACCGTAAAATGGAGAATAGGAGCTACATATCCCAATTCTTCAATTACTACGTGGACAGTTCCAGAAACGTGTCCAGATACTATGTACTGGTACGTAATAAATGGTTCTACACAAGGTGCATTAACCATCGCTTATCCCACGGATAGAGATTTACCTACAAGGTATAAGATTCGTTGGTTGGACCCTGACCAGTTATTTCCAGCTAAGATTGACAGGGACAATATAGATGTGGGATTTGCACGTATGGAAAACATATTCACCGGAAGAAGACCCACAGCGGAAGCCGCTGAGTTACATTTTGACACGACCATGACGATGGCGAACAACGCGGCGCTGAGTTCTGCGGCGACAGGTGGTCCCACGTCAAGTGATTATACCGTTGTTCCAGGTGGTTTCGAGTATAATGGATGGACCGAATCGGGTACGATCACTTGGAAAGCACCTGGTCGTACATCTGTATCCGGTAATGACAGTATTTATGACAAAGCTGGTGCTACCAACAACTACACAGAAATGACAGTGGTACACGAAGGCTTACACGCTATAGGAACTGGTTCAACTAGTGCTATTATAGGTAGAAACTTTAACGGTAATACAGGACTTGCGATTCGGCATCCAACAGATCAAGGTGCCGAAGGTAGCGAAAACTATCTTTGGACGGGATCAAACGCACTTACCTGGTACAAAAATTATTTTGGTAGTAACATCAGTTCGGATGTTGAGGGAGTTCCATTTAAAGCCGGAGACTTGTCACATTGGGATGATTACACAAATGGAGGGCGCGCACTTGAACGCACCATAAATGGTAAAACGTATTTGGGAATATGGGATGAAGTCGTCACTTCTACGGGTGGTGATTACATAACCGGTTTGACAGCTGGACTCTTAAAAGATATTGGTTTGCCAATCAACATGAGTAATGTTGAAACATCTACTCCACCAACGGTAGCAAAGACGTGGGCGTTTGATGTAGGTGCCGGTCTTACACTCACAGCGAACACGGATGTCTATACAAACACATATACAAATTCGTCCTTCTCCGGAACAAATCCAGAATTGAAAATAGAACCTGAAGATGTGATTGTGCTCAATATTTTAGCGGGTGGAGCTACCATAAACGTGTACTCGAATACGTCTGTGGGTACTATGGAGTGGGATCCTCTCACGACGGGGGTGACATCGGGTACTATTACGGTAGCGCCGACTAATTCTAATGTGGAACAGTGGCTATATAACAGCGTATTTTACACAGATGGAACAAACCATGGTAAAATTACAGTAAACAGTATTGTCTATGACGAAGGAAGGGATCATGATTCGGACGGTGTTTACAATAATCGTGATCCTCAAAGTCTTTCGTTCACACCTGAGTACATAATCTTTACCGATTCCAAATTTGATGCAGCGATGAAATGGCAAGGTTCGAGTGATGGGTACTACACGGCGAATACATCTACTGCGACAAACTTTCCTCTTTATAAGGCGTCTACCAACACTACTACACCTACGAGTGGGTTCACAGTTTCGGATGGTGAGCCATGGGCGCTATCCGCCGCGGTGATTTGTGGGAGAAGACAAGCGGGTTGGGATCAAGATTCTGGTATTGTTCTTTTGAATACACAGGGTGGTAGCGACGGAAACATCACACTCTCTACACATGAAAACAAAGAGACGGGTAATTTCTACGCAAAGTTCAGGTACGGTAACAGTGTTGAAATTACAACCGCTAATATAACTTTTAATCACTATTATACTGGATTCTATGTGGATTACGATGGTGCACAAGGTTTTCGTATGTTTACATATGATTACAAGACGAACACACTCACACAAGTTCCTTCCGTTAATGTGGTTGTAACGGGTACTGTGGGTCCCATGCGCGCAGCAAACTTTGAAGTAGCCAAGACACCCGGAGCCGATAGATATTGGAATGGGAGAATCTCACACGTGACCGTAACAACCCTTAGGTCGGGTGTGGCTCTTCCTACAAATACAGAAGTTCTCAACATGATTAAAAATCCCGATACATGGTTGACCACGTACAAGGTTGGAAATTCGTTAAGATTACCAGGTGCAGCAAATGATGACAGTACTTCAGTTTCTCCAACAACTAAGACATTGGAGATTTTTGGTGGGTCTTTTTATAGAATTTCGGAAAGTGGGACTCTCTTGTATACACAAGGTTCATACTCATCACCAACAAGTATTGCCACCGAGTTGGCGAGAGGATCCATATATGAAATTGACATTTCAGGGGTTTCTGCTGGGAAAGAGTTGCGCCTGTCTACATCATCGGTATATCACTTTGGAAGTCTCTCGGCTGCTCAGGCGAATCTATACACGTCAAACGTGACTTATACTACAGATACGATAACAGTATCGGCGGGAGATGATACACCAGACTTTTTGTACCTCTTTGACAACCTTGACGCATATCCACAATCTCCACGCGATGGACCTTTTGAATTTACTGGGAGTGGATTTCCTTCTGGATCGGTGACCACGTCTTTCACGAAACGCTCCATTGGTGATAGTGTATCGACGAATATTCAAAAATCGGCGCAAGCGACAAAGGTGTACTATTTTACAGGTCTTTTGGCGAAGGGTCCGGGTGTAGCATCTCAAGAAGCACGTATCAGAAATGACGTATCGTATGACGCGACGGAACATTTTCTAGTAAGTAACTAAAAGGGAATGAACTCTCTGACTGAAAAAATACACGCGAAGTTTTGTTCTGATAATGCATGCAAGGAATGCAGTAAACCTGAGTGGATTCCTTGCCCACATTGTGGTGTGGAGTATATGAAAACGATGATGTCTGAACACATAAAGGTGTGTCCTAGTCTGCGTACATGAGTCCCGCAATTCCATTTTTGAATTTTATGAAATTATAATTTACCGCGTAGATTGGACGGTTCACCGGTGCCGTACAATGTATTCTGAATCCATCGATTCGTGAAAAATTTAGAGAACCAGTCATCTGGTACCGAGACGTGTTTATACAAAATGGATAGAAGAACATATTCTCTGCGTTAGACGATGAATATTCGGTGTGATAATAAGAAGGTACGGACGTAAAGAATGGTATCGCCGTTTGTTTTTCTGTGATATCTACACCATTTACCTCTAAACTTACCTTATTCGTGACTGATACTAGGTTATTATCTCCATACGCATTACTCGAGGCTATGAATTTAACAGGGTGATTAAAAAAGAGAGTCTGAACGATGTCGTTCGAGGGTTCTGTTTTCTGGACTTGTTGAATGAGCATCACACGCTCTGTGGGCTGGGCGATTCGTAAACGTTCCTCTGTGTCTAGAGCGACGTACGTGGCGAAAAATTTTGGTTTGTAATTTGCATTCAAATTGGAACTCCACTTGATTTTGATTCGAACGTCACTATACTGTAAGGCCACAATGGGTAAACTGTATCCCCAATTTTCACAGAAAAACCAACGGAACGGATAAAAGTAGGATTCAGAACCCAACCCACCATGTAAAGAAGCCTGATACGACTTGGCAAATGACGAAGCGAACAAATCGATGGCGATTTCTTCAGTAAATTCTGAAGACTGTTTATCTATGAGCTGATCGCCTATATATAATTCAGCTTCTTCGATTACGTTTGACCAATCATCGATCAATTTGGCCGTTTCATTTTCTTCTATGGTCATAAAACAATAGTTCAACAGGTCACCTGAACGACGAAGTGTGATGGTAGACGTGTTACCCGCATATGGATTTCCATTGATCGTCTGTTGCTCCTGAAAGAGTGAAAAATTCGTGTGCCTCTTATGAGTCGAGTTGAAAAAGCTTATCTCAGGATTTCCGGTTATGTGTACGTCTTGTGCACCTAAAGCGATCAATCTGGTGACAGCTCCGGAACCAGACATTACTATATTTAAAAAAGATAATTTTAAACACCTAAGTGAGTCCACCTCAATGTAAAAACATTCACTTTCGAAACACCATGAACGCTACTACCATTTCCGCCTACATTGCCAAGCTCGAGAACGAGAACAAGCTCCTCCGCGCGGTTCGCGACGAACTCAATGATGACGCCGCTGACTACAGGATTGAGATTTTCCGCCTAAAGGCGGTGATCGAAGACCTTGAGGAGGAGTTGGATGAGGACTACGAGTCTGACGAGGAGTCTATTGCGAGCACCGAGGACGAGGAGTCTGATGAGGAATCCGACGATGAGGAGTCCGACGATGAGGATGACTTCCACATCTCTCGGAACGCCGCGATCGTCAATGCCCTCCGGAAACTCTCTGACCTTGAGAAGGATGATTTCAAGAGCAAGGCGTACTGGAAGGCTGCCGAGGCTGTCGACAACATTCCCTACACCATCGTGGATGGCGCATCTCTCGCCAAGGGGGAGACCAAGGTCGCTGGCATCGGCAAGAGCATCGCCAAGAAGATTGATGAGTTTCTCGAGACTGGGATAATTTCAAGACTCGAGGAACTCAAGAAGAAGCCTCCTACGACCAATGAGTGCATCTTCGATGCCCTCGGTGAGGTGGCTGCCCGAGAGTCGGACGTTCACAAGAAGGCTGCCTACAAGAAGGCTGCCCAAGCTATCAAGAACCTCGACTTCGAGGTAACCTCGGGTGAGGAACTTGCCAAGGGTTCCAACAAAGTCGCTGGCATTGGCAAGAGCATCGGACGCAAGATCGACAACTTTCTGCAGTTTGGGGAGATGAAGTAATTAGCAACCTAAGTTTTTAATAAAAATTTATAAAATCAAGTTCAAGTTGAAAATGAGCGACGCTGTCAAATTCGCATTTTTACAAGCTACCGCCCCGCTCTGCCCCGACGTGCAACGTAAGATATGGATATGGAAAGAAATAATGGAAGCAACTGACGAACTGCGCACCATACGCAAACGAAAACGTGCAAACCAAAGGCGACGAAATCGACGCTACACACGGAAATAAACTCACAAATCTTCGTCAATTGTGTCTCTAATAATCATATCTCGGATTACCTCGTATAAAACAGAAGTTA